TGGTTGTTATGCCTTAAAAGGTTGTTATGTTTTTCCTATAGTCCAGGACGCTCAATATAGACGTTTAAATTCTATTAAAAATATTAAATGGGTTGAAGCAATGGCCCTATTAATTAATTCTAAAAAAACAAAAATATTTAGGTGGCATGATAGCGGGGATTTACAAAGTTTAAAACACCTGGCCAAAATATATAAAGTTGCTAAATTAACGCCTGATATTTTACATTGGTTACCAACTCGAGAAGCCTGGGTAAAACCTTATATATCTAAAGCGCCTAAAAATTTAGTAGTACGTTTTTCAATGCCTATGGTTGACCAGGTGGGCGCGGATTCCTGGAATAATACTTCGACAGTGACAAGCAAGCCTTCTTTAAAAAGTTGCGGGGCTTATAGAACTGATAAAACGGGTAAAATTCACGGCATTAATAAATATAAAAAATTTACAAAAAAAGATAAAAAACAACTTGATTTAGGACATTGCGGGAGCTGTCGCGCATGTTGGAAGCCTGAAATTAAAAATATTGAGTATGGTATACACTAAAAGAATTTTATTTAAGGTTTCAAATCAGTTGTACCTTAAATTAAATAATGGGGAAAACGAGTTGACGCCTGCAGGCGTTGTAAAAGAAGTCGCCACACGTTGGCGTAGCTCATCCCCTAAAATTAACAAGCGAGCGAGCGAGCAAAAAAACTAACAAGCGAGCGAGCGAGCGAGCAAGCAGAGAGGATAATATGAAACTAAAAGACATAATAGAAATAGAAAAACACTTCACAAATAAAAAAACGCCTTGCGATATTGCGGAATTTTTGGAGGATGAGACCTATTCCGAAAGTAAGGGAGAAGATATTAAACATGGGGATATGCATTTTACCCATTATATAAGACGTCAATTAAAAGATGAACTAGCAGATGATGAAATAATCACAAGAATATCAAAAGAAAATGCAAAACTTAAGGCGCAGTTAAGAAATATTAAAAAAACATTTGATAACTTATAATAACCAACAAATAGAGAGGATAATGTGTCATTAACAATAAAACAATTAGATAAAAAAATAGATGATATTGAAAGTTATTACGATCAATTTAATATGTGTTCTTATGAATATCCAATAAAAGATAAAATGTATTTAGGTAAATTATACAAACTTAAATTAAAATTAATAAACCAACAAGCGAGCGAGCAGAAAGGATAATATGAACGAAGGGCTAGAAAATATAAAACAAATTGATAATTTAGAAAAAAAATTAAATCAAGTATTAGAAATTTGTAAAATTAATGCTGATTATGATTGGGATAATAATATGGAAGATATTAATTTGGAATTTAAAGAAATAATTAAAATAATAGAGGAGAAGTAATATGAAAAATAAACTTAAACCCTACACAGTAAGAATGACACAAGATCATTGGTACTATGCAGATGTTATGGCAAAAAATGAGAAGGACGCTGTTAAGGTAGCTGAACAAATGCACAGTGATGGTAAATTAGATATACATAAAAATGATAATCAAGAAGGTGATTGGTATTATGACTTTGCCGATCTAAATGAAATCTAAAAGAAAGGATAACATGACAATAAAACATTGGAACACGGGCGCAAGTGCAGAGAGATATAGAGAAGGTGAGAGAGCGAGCAAGCGAGCAAGCGAGCGAGCAGTTAATAAAGATATGGTGCAGTATTGGTTAGGTGATGATTATGAAAATTGGATAGATGATATTTTAATTAAACTAGTTAATGATGAAAATCCAAGTGCACTTTACAATTTAAAAAAAGAAATAAAAGATGCGTGGGATCAACATTTAGAATAAAAAAGGGGGTCAGTATCCGTACCAATTACGTGATGTAAGGTAGTTAGTAAGCCACCCCCTAATTCAATATTACTAATGTGACTTGATTTATACGCCAATGTACGATATAAGTCAAGCATGGGTGTACCGGCTAAATTAACTGAAAGACAAATTAAATTCGCAGAATTGCTAGTTTATAATGAAGGGCGTATGTCTCCTGCAGAATGTGCAAAGGAAGCAGGTTATAAGACTAGACCCCGTCAAGCCGCAAGCGAGCTACGAAATCCTAAATACTCACCATTGGTTGTAAGATATATAGGGGAGTTGCGAGCAGAAGTTCAAGAGAAGTATGGTATTGATTTTAATAGGCATGTGAGCGAGCTAGCCAAGATTAGAGACCAAGCGCTGGCAAAAGGGGCCTGGAGTGCCGCAGTAAATGCAGAGGTAGCAAGAGGCAAGGCTGGAGGTCTATATGTAGACCAAAAATTAATTTTAACAGGCAGTATAGATAAACTAACAGAACAAGAATTAGAAGAAAGAATGAAAGATATTCTAAAAGATCATAAAGATATTATAGATGGTACTGCAGTAGATGTAATTCAAGAAACAGTTATAGAAGAAAATACTATAGAAGAAACAGAAGTAGAAGAACAATCAGAGGAAACTGTAAAATACAAAAATATAAAGAAATTAAATTAAGTCTTCGGTTTTGAAACTGTAAGAATTGTCTTATATTTTCTTGGTTTTTCGATAGCTGTTTTAATTCCTTGTGAATCTGGGCCTTTAACCGGAGGTATTTCGTTCCATTTAACATTTAGCATATTCTTCGTTAGTGTTGGATTTTTTGTCATTTCGGATGTTTTGCCCCTTTCATTATTGTACCGTCGGGCATTTTGTGAGTTTTCTTTTTAATAGATCCACCTTTTCTTTTTGAATCTTTTGAAAATTTTTCTGCAACATTAGGTTTTTTAGCATATAGATATTTTCTTTGTTTATCTGATTTGAATGGCATTACGCTTTAGCAGTCTTTGCCGCTTTTTTAAATTGTTTAGCAGTTGGTGCACCTTTAGCTCCAGGTTTTCTCATTTTTTCATTAGAGCCTGCTGCAATCCTAGCACGCTTGGCATGGATGTTTGCATATAGTCCAGTTTTTTTTGTCATGAAATAATTAAACCACCTAGAATAAATCCTACACCAAAAGCAACCATTAATGGATGCTCGATGCAAAAGTTTTCTGCTATGTCTTTTATTTTAATTAAGTAATTCATTAATGTAATTTTTTAATTGATTGTATAACTGCTGTCGGAATTATACAAGTATTACCTATAGTGTCAAATGTAGGTTTATCTTTATTTAAAATATAATCAGTAAATATTCTAGTAATACCTTTGCTTTGACTTAATAGATAACCTTTAGAAACACAGATGGGTAATTTTTCTTTTTTTAAATCTTTTGTACTACTCCACCCCGCATCACCCTCGATGTCTAACCATTGAATCTCCACAAATGGATAGGCAGATATATCATCGCCCAGAGATTTTGTATTCAAAGGAATAGTTTTTCTATTTTTAACTCTTTTTTTTGGCATATCTACTTATACTATAAGGGAGATTTTGGAGCAATTATTTTTTTTTTGAAAATAAAATTATTTTTTGGCTATTGGGTTTCTCAAAACAGCAAAAAGTCAATATAATCAACACTAATTCCATATATTACTTTACTATCTATGCACTATTTGCATACCCTTACCCCTCTTTTAGTACTGTGCCACCACTAAATCGTCTACTATTCAAGTATACTGTCAAGTGTGCCATGATGTGCCACCATAAAACAGACCAATGGCACACCTATTCGTCAACAGTACCAACACTAATAAGCTAAATTTAGCCTTTGTGCCACTGTGCCACCTACTAATTCACGATAGAAAAAAAAAACAATGCCCCCAACATTTCTCTTATAGTGGAACAATTGCCGTTTTTTGGCGTAAAACGATCCACGGTCCGCGGTCAATAGTCCATAATATTTGATCCGCTGTCCGAGATTAACTATTTGTGACAATTTTATCACACTCTGTGATAAATTAGTCACACTAATTGTATATTAGATATTTTGTAGTTCCTCAACGCTATTTAGTTTGTTAACCGCTTCCGTTGGAACTTCAATATTGTTCGTTAACATTTTTAGGCGCGTCCCATCATCTCGGATTGAAGATTGTCCTTTAGCTTTAGACCATAAGTCTAAATTTTTTATAATAGCTTCTTTAGTTAACCAACCATCAATCTCCATGGTTCGCTGACCGGCGTTATAGTTAAGAAATAATACAACCTCTACTAGATGTGTTAGTTGATGTTTAACAAGATTATGGGGCCAACCGGGTCTCATATAAGAATTAGAGGACCTTCTAGTTTTTATATCTACTTGTTTACCGTTAATTTCTATATCTCCAAAACTAAATTCTTCGTAAGTTGGGAAAGGTTTATCTAATAATTTATAAACCGCTAATTCTCCCATGATGCCCGTGGTTTGCTTTTGTGTATTACCATTAAAACCGGCGGCTCTCATCCCAAAATTTTTTGAAGCTGTAATTTTTTTTGCATATTCTTCTAACTCATCCGTAACTTGTACTTTTATCATTTTATCCTTTATGTTTTTTAATGGGGCTTCCACTCTCGCTTCAGCCCCATGTTCTGGCAGAACTTCTTAACTCTGTTTAAAGGTCAATGATTTAATTCTTCCAACATCCCCGGTTTTTAAAACCATTCGACCGGATTGGTGGTGACCTATTATTAAATTTTCTTGGATCTCAATTTTTCTTATCTCTTCCAAATTTCCGTCTTTGGTTTCAATAAATATAGGACAATCCGATACCGCAGTACCTTTTTGACCCAATGTAAATTTATTTAAGTATTGTTGCAGATCTCTTACTCTCATCATCTATCTCCTTTTTTTAATATTACCGGTATAATAACCATTTGCACCTCTTTCTAACTCAAATTCCTTATGCCATTGTTTAATTCCTTTGGAATAAGAGGCTTCTGGAATACCATCGTCTCCCACATAAATAATTTCTATTTTTATAAAATTTTTTAAGGGACTTTTCACAGTTCTATTTATTTTTTTACCCATATTTTTTGTATTCTTACGAGTATTTTTATATTTTACATCAATATATCTGGTCTCCCCCGTTTCCTGGTGAACCAATACTAAATCAATAGGTCCGCTCATCTTATAAAATACATGATAATTATTTTTTCTAAAATGAGCTGCAGCAACTAATTCACACCAATCTCCTTTTTGCTGTGCGCCTTTACCATTTATAATTTGTGTTTCTTTATCTAAATTATTACTGGTCATCTGTAATCTCCGTTGCATATTGTTTTACTAATCTGTTCCATTGTTTAGTCCAAATTAATTTCATGTCTTTATTCTCTGCCTTGTTAAGCGCATTTGCTAAACTGTTAAGTTTTTTCATTTGTAATTGCATGTTCTTTTCGTTTTTCATACTTCTTTCCTTTCCTCATATTATCTATCGCCCATAACGGTTGTAAATTACTATAATGAAAACATATCACTTGTTGTCCTGGATCTGTTAAATCAAATGAAGCGCAGGGTTTGATATGATCAACGTGCCACTCACCATGATTTTCTCTAGTCATACCGGTTTTAAATTTAGATTCTAAATGTTTCCATAGTTCTTCTATTGTACAACCTAATATATTAATCGTAGAATCTGATTTACTATGTCCTTTTAAAACATCTTTAATTCTCCCTCTTAAAATAGTTAGAATTTTAAATGATGGATCATTTCTTCTTCTCTCTAAATATTTTTCAGTTAACTTTTTCCTGTGTTTTTTTCTGTATCTTTTATTTTCTTCAAATAACAGTTTTGCACCTTTGGGTGTTTTACGTCTTTCACGTCGCAGTTTATTTATATGATCTTTATTTTTAAAATCTAACGCTTTTTTTCTTTCTTTATTAAAAAAAGTCCATTGTCTTTTCCATTCAACAGGATCCTCTTTTAAGGATACAGTAATTTTATCTCTATAGTATCCATAATAAGGAACTATTCTTTTATAAATCATAGGCCATTATAAATCATGAGCCATGATTGTCAAGTTCTTTTCGTTTTGCATAGTAATCACTTACTTTTCCTAACCATTTGTATGTGTATTTTTTAAACTCTTCACCCTCTATAATAAATTCCTGGTAATAATTATCTTTAGAACACATCATAATCACACCTTTTTGTATGGAAGTTTTGTGCATATAATTATGTGCAAGTGCATATGCCACTAACTGCAATTTATAATCTGTTATCCACTCTTCTTTCTTCGGCTTATTAGTTTGTTTAAAATCTATAATTGCATCTTGGCCCTTATGTACTCCAACCATATCAGTCTGTCCGGCATACAACCCAGGGTAGTGTAAAGTACATTCTATTCCATAATATTCTGAAATATTACATAGACCTTGTTCTATAATTCTAATAGCCATATTATGTGCATTAAGGCCCACTTTAGTCATATCTAAATAACCAGACTCATCAACATAACGTTCTAGTATTTTATGCATAGCAGTGCCCCTGGCAGCCGCCTCATCAACTATTTTCACAGCATTGGCCTCTCCTATCTTATTTCTCCAAGCCAGCAAACCAGAGGCTTTATCTGGATCTTGAGTTCCAGACAATATAGTTGTAACACTTGGTAACTTTTCTTGACCCGCAACATAATGACGTTCGCCGTTAATTGCTTCTCGAATTGTTCTTGGATAGACGTAACAATTATTGTGTTTCATATTATCTCCTTTTCTCCATTATTTTTAAAAGCCTGTAATAATCTTTCATCTTGTCTATTATCTGCAATAAGTTTGTTTAATAAAAATACGCAATTACTTTTATTATTTATTGCATATTTTTTATAAATAATTTCATAAGTATTAGACTTAACAACTTGTCTAGCTGCCTCAATTTTTGAACCCCAAACATGATGAAAGTCTGTTTGTTTTTGTTTAATCCTTTCTTTTGCATAAAGATCAAATCTATCTAATAAAAACTGTGTTCTTGTACCTACCTTAATGTATTTTTTAACACAATCAATAACATCTGATTCTCTTAAATTATGTTCTTCGCAAAACTCAATTAGTTTATTATATTTCATTGTGTAGCCTTTTTTGTGTTGTTATTATTCTTTCTCGCTGTAAATATTCTTCTGCCTCACCCATCTCTGATGGATCTACATCTACTTTAGTAAATTTGTCATAGAATCCAGTACTCAATAAAAGACCTTTCGTAACAGGATGTTGTAATTTTATAATAGCTTTTTTTAGTATTTGATCCAATCTTGATCTAGTTACACCAAAATAATCGGCTATCTCAATTATATCATGTGGTTTGTCTATCCCTAACCCATAATGCATTCTGATTACTTTTTCTTCTCTAGGAGTTAGTCGAATAGATAAAACTTGTGTAATCTTTCTATCTAAATCAGCTTCAAGAAGAGTATCCCCTTCATTTTTATGGTAGCTAACTAATTGTTTAAGTTCTTTTTCATCTACTTTAATTTGATAACTACTTTTTTTAAATCCTTTAAGTTGTCTTTCCGTAAAACAATCCTCTATATTTTTACCTAGGATTTTTAAAACTTCTTTACAAAATTTAGTGGGCTTACCTGTTTTAGTATCTAAAGGTTTCCTCGAACCACTAACTAATTGTCCTATTTTAATTGAAGGATAACCATTAACAATTGAACATTGTCGTGCAGAAGGATAGCCTGCCCCCTCAATAGCTGATAATAATCTCTCATTTCTTATTGATATTCTTACTCTATAATCACTCATTTTTATTTCTCCTTTCTTTTTTGTTCTAACTCCATTATTTGTACATACTCATTTAGTCGATCTATTTCTTTAGAAAGAGTCCAATTATCTTTTTCTACATATTTTAAT